ATCTGTTCATGGATTTTACCATCAACGGTTCTAAGTGTTACCAATCCTTTTTCTTTAAATGACATTATGACCTACTTATCTCTAAGACTGACACGATTAAATTTAAACCCGCGGCGGTACTGCATGTAACCTGGAGTCTATCAGATTCTTCTAAAACTAAAAGGATAGAATTATCAGAATTTAAAAATTCAAATTTAGTAGTGGCCGCTAAGCCAGCCTTATAATCATAGTTAAACGTAGTAGAAGTACTATCATCTAAGATGGATAAAGTCACGTCCATGGGACTTGCGTCGGTATTATAGACTGAAATAGAACGGATAATAGCAGTCGTTGCTTCTGGTACCGTATACACTTGTTGGTTCGCGGCCAGCGAACTAATTAATTTAGGGATTACTTTATAAGTATTAGCCATTAAGTCATGTACCAAGTGAATCGTTCTTGGTCCTCTTTTTGTTGTTGTAAAAACGTTGAGTTTAATTGTTCTACAATTGCAGTGATCGCTCTTGAAATTTGTTTCTGATTAGAGAAATCATATTCAGTTTTAGGTTCAGGTACTTTAACTAATATCTTGGCCATTATCTCATTCCATCTGGTTGAATATCTAATCTCAATGTACCAAATCTCCACGTTTCATCAACTGCACTATTAGCTATCTTAACACTAGCAAATCTTCCTCTGGCTCTGGTATTAAATTGAGTAGATGAAGACGTTACCGTGAATGGACTGTAAGGACTGGTTGTTCCAGCACTAGAAGGGAAACGTTTGACGGTCAATGTAACAACGGCATTCCCTGTTAAAACTTTAAAGTCAGGCATAAATCTACTTATAGATAAATAATATTGCCCTGCTCCTTGCATTTCTAAATCTAAATCAAACGATTCTAGTTCAGCTACAATGGCTGTGGAAGAACCATTAGGATTAATTTGATTGTTTCCTACTTCCTGTTCAAAATAAGTTGTTTGACCTAAGCCTGTTTCACCAATCACACTAGGAAAAGTTCCTGTTGCTGTCGAATCAAATTTAGTAGCGAAAGGATTAGGATAAATTTTAGCTGGCATCCATGAAGTTCTTGCTTCAGTACCTGGGTACCAGACTCCTCCTGGAATTTTTCCTCCAGCAGATTCTCCATAATTATAAACGGCATAACGATCATTGTAACTTGCACCTGACGTAGGGTAATACCATACGACTTCAGTAAATAAATTATTGATGGCTGCACAGATCTGTTGACCTTTTGTAGTATCTATATCATCATAAACATAGTCTTCAATCGAACAGCTTAAAGATTTAACGGTACCGTCGAAGAGAAAGAATCCTTTTGGACTCATCCAATAGGCCACACCATCAATTTCTACCACAGCGTTCTGTCCAATCAACCCACAGTTGGTTCCCACTTGTTCAAATCCAAACGTAAACGGGGCACCCACATGCTTCATGGTATATAAAGCGGTGTCGGTCCAGACTAAAATATTATCTTTGGCTTTAATAGATCCCATGATCTTTGTGCCATCTTGAAGTCGTTGACTTCCTGCACTGTTAATCGCGGTAGGTGCAAAGCTATTAATGGTTTCTTGGTCCGAGAACCGTATAAACATATCATCTTGACTTGTGGTTACACCAATTGTGGTTTCGGTTCCGAATAAAACTAAGTGTCGTGTTACAGGAGACATCATCATCGAACGATTAGCTGTTGGAGCACTGGTTGTAATGTAATCGGTTGTACTTGTTGAAGCTCGTGTCGTGAATCGGTCTGCAACACTAGAGTCCCAACTATAAATTTTTCCGTTAGCAACATTGGCAAGTAAAACATCACCAAAATTATCAAGAGACCAGAGTCCTGGTTCAAGGCTCACGGTGGAGGCAGCCACAGCTGATCCCCATCCTGTATAGAGAGTCGCATCGGTAACGGTAGCTCCAGTAAGATGAGCACTTCCTGTTGTTCCTGAAACAGCAGTTCCTTTGGCTCCTCTCGTGCAGCCTGTTAAGTCATTGGTTGCAACACCTGTGTAAGTAATAAGTTCATTCCCTACAGCAATCGTTCCAGCAGGGGTAGCAAAACCCGTTGCTGAAGTTAAAGAAATAGAAGTTCCCAGTCCTCCTGTTCCAGCCGTGTCAGCTAAGAGAGCTCCATTTAAAGTTGTTGCTTGAGCTCCAGCGACTGTTCCACCAAACTGTCCCACACCAAAACCATAACCATAGGTTTGAGCGGCAGGACCCACGGGAACATAGGGTTTGCAATCTACACTGCCGCCTGGTCCTGCTGCAGATCCAGAGGCTGTAAAAGTAATCGTAAAAGTTGTTGAAGTCGGAACACTGATGACTTGAAATAATTTATCTTCAAAATCCGATGCACTTAAACCTGTACCTCCTGGTAAAGTAACACTATCAAATAAAATAATATCGCCTACAAGAAAACCATGAACTCCACTACTCGTCATGGTAATCGTTGTCGTACCATTAAAAGTAAAAGTAAGTGCAGAGATAGTTAAACCTAAAGGAGTAATATCGTAGAGTTGACCTTCAAAATAAATCAGTAAAAATTTATCGGTTCCAATGGCCACGTATCGGTTACCATCGAGATCGACAAAAGAGTGTTGAGATCTTGCAACGCCAACAATTGTATCAGTTAAAAGAGAAGACCAACCTCCCACTTTTTCTGGAAGTCCATACCTGAATCTAACATTGTCACAATTTACCCAGCGTTTATCCGCACCGACTTGGGTCTGTTGCTTGTCGATTCCTGGAAGTAGTTTGAATTCTACAAGAGCCATATGATTAGCTCCTATGATGCGCTATTGGTTTTATATGTCCAACCTACTGTCGCATTGACATATACCAACGTTATAGCTTGACCATTAGTGTCTAAAATTAAATTACCCGCTGAACTAAGAATTTTTTCAGCAGCAGAAATAATAGTTAAATTATTTGAACCAAAATAATTCTGACTGTCAATAAGGGTTACTTCAGATCCCACTGTTGGACTTGCGGGAAGCGTAACGGAAAAGGCATTAATTGTTTTAGTGTCACATAAAATTTGATCGTTGTTCACTGCCGTATAAGCACCAGTGTGTGTGACATAACCTTTTTCTAGCATCCCCAAAGATGTATTCGTGCCATCAGAATAAAGTAAAGAAGTGGAAGCAACAGGCACGACATAGTCTGTCCCTCCTGCTGTCTTCACCGTTAAGGTATAGTTACTAGAAGAACGTACCGTTGAGTCTTTCACAATATAAATTCGTTCTGCTGTTGCAGGCATAATCAATTGACGATTACCTGCTAGTGTTCCTGTTAGTTTATAAAATAAATTCTTTCCTGTTCCTGTTGCACCATCATTTAAGACCAGTGTAACATCAGCCGCTGCGACATCGATGGATACATAACCACTGGCTGCTTGTTCTAAAATTTCTAGATTAGTATTAGTAATCGTTCCCCATAACCCAGCTTTTTCTCCTGTGGTTACTTTTTCTAATTGTAAATTTGTTGTATATGTACTTGCCATAATTCTCCTATAAAGGGTCTATTGGTATCCATACCATATCCGCGTCAGGATCAATAGGATTCCATGTTAGCACATTCACCTCCGACGCGCCAGTAGAAAGTACTATTTCTGAGCCAGCAGGGCTAACACTCCCTGTAATTGTGAATGTAATTCCATTCGCATTCTGACTAACAACTATTTCATTTCCTGTTACAGGTACAATCGCACCTGCTAATACTACAACCCCAGCTCCATTATTCGTAACGGTAATCTTGTTCCCTGTTACGATAACGTAAAACCCTTGACCTATAGAAGCAAAGGCATTTTCAGCAAAAGCGTTAAGACCTAGCATGGTAGTTCCCTACCTCGCTACGCCAGGAGTGGAATCACTACCAACTATAGGCTGTGCCGACCAGGCCATATAAATATAGCTTCCACCATTAGTGTTAACTAAACTATCAGTCGTTCTGATTCTTACACCCTTGGAAAGTATATCTAAATAATTAGTACTTCCTGCAGAATCT